TCAAAAGCTTTTTGAATACTAGCCGTACTTCCTAAAAACGGAGCGGCAGTTCTATTACCGGGTGTGCTAGGCGTTAAAGAAGGTGTACCTGATTCTGTACCTGTAGATCCTTGCGCAGGAGTATTAGGAGTTGTTGTAGGACTAGTTGTATTTTCACCTCTAGGAATAGTACCTACTATAATTGGCTGTTGCGCATTATCACCGTCAGCAAAAAAACCAAATACCCATGATTCTTCTACCAGACCGTGTTTATTTTGACCTATACCTGAATGACCTGCTGCGGTCGTAGGAAGTAAAACTACTGCCCAAGGTAAATTGCCATTAGAGTTACTAGCTGAAGAACCAGTAGTAGCCTTAGCGTCTAATATTTGTTGAGGGGTTGCAGCTAGAGCAGCAGCGGCCGCTTTTGCAGCTGCATTTGCTATACCCGGTGCAGCGCCTCTAAAGTCATCTGGTGGCATTGTTTACCTGTTGTTTGGTGATCTTTGATATGGTTGTAAATTATTTGTTGCAGTTTCAGTTACTATATTACGAACAGGATCTAAGACAGAGCCAGTTCCTGGTGTTGTATTATATAGTGATTTAGTTTCAATATTATTAAGATAAGCATTTTTATGTAAGTTCATAACCATTACATGCTTACTGCCTGCAACTATAAGATGTTTTATATCAGCTATTAAAAATGAACCAGAGATGTACTTATCATCTTTAATAATATCAAATCCATGATTGTCAGGAATACTAATATCAATAACATCGCCAGCTTGTATGCGTGTATCTCCTGGAACTGAAATTGTTATACTTACTTGAGAAAATGCAACTTGCGTTCTTAATGCGGATCCAAATTTATCTCTAAAATAATTTTGATTACTAGGAGTATTATTATCACTGCCGTTTTGTGTAATTACATATCTTATTCTAGATGTTTTGCTAGTTTTATCACCAGTAGGGTTTTGCATCTTATTAATAAAGAAAGGTGTATTATAAAGTCCACTACCTAAAGAATTAACCGGACTGGTTTCTAAATTAGAACGAGTCTTAGTAACTGTAAAATTACTAATATCTATTTCTTGATATTCGTTTTCAAAATAACCTCCAACTAATTTTTCATAAGTAGAAAATCTTTTATTAATTTGCATGGCAGATATTGAGTAATGATCTAGACCAGGATTTTCTCTTGATAGTGCTGCTTGAGTATAAGCTGAAATATAATAATAAGTTTTTCTCGAAGCTTTTAATTCTTTTGCTTTTTTAATCATTTGTTCGATAGTATTAAAATAAAAACCTTCAAATCTCTCAAAAAAAACAAACAAATTATTATCTTGTGTATCAGACACAGATCTTTTTGTATACCATTTAATAGTATCGATTGGCCTCATATTAGGCACATTGCCTAGTTGAACCCCTTTAGTTTTCTCAGGTGTACCGTCACCTGTAAGACCATATACTGATTTTTTTGAAATTAGATCTTCTTTTACTATACCTGGAATTAAATCACTATATCTACCATAAAAAGGTCTTTGTACTCGTGTTCTTCCATTTTCTAACATTTCTTCACTATGGAGTTCAAGCACATAAGCAGCGCCTCTACCTTTATCATCTAATTGTATATTACGAGCTTCACTAATAAAAAATCTTAATACATTGTTTTGACCTCTAGTAAAACGGTCTTGATAAGGATCTTCTTGTTCACTAGCTCTAGTAGGTGCAAAACTAAATTCAATTATTTCTTCACCTATAAGAGGAAAAAAACTATACAAACCAATAAAGTCAGCAATAGTAATAGTTGCCTTCATTAACGGACTAAAGATAGACTGGTATATACTTATCTCTACAAACTGTGAAAGTAAAGAAATATATTCAGATCCATCATACTTTAAAAGTCTGATATCTAAAATATTAATATCTAAGGGATTAGATATTGAAGGAATTTCAGCCATTATTTAAATATTCCAGAAATTTCTCGTTCTATTTGTTTAAGATAAACTTTTGATATTAATTTAATTACACGGTTTTGTTCATTTTTTCTATCTTCAACTTCATATGATGTAATAGGCGTCCAAAGAGTTGGATTAAAATCTTTCATTGATGTTGAACTAGGACTAACATTATATTCAGTAACAAGTCTATTATATGTTGTAGGGCTAAGAATGTAATTATAATTGTATAATTTTTCATTGTCAGTTAAATTTTCTTTTTCAACATATTCATAATGATCTATTATATTATAAGCTACTTGAATTGAACCATATTTGTTTACCATATAACTTGTAAATTGTTCGTAAGTCATAGGCCATTCAAAGTACGGATCAATAGTTTGATTAGAGAGATATACTAGCCAATAATAGTCACTATCACCATAATAATTACTAGCAATCATATCTGGTCTTTCACCATCTTTTACTTGATATGGATAAAAAGAACTATACGAGCTAATAACGTTTTGAAGAAATACAGATTTTAAAATTATGTTGCGAGATAAATTGCCGTTATAATTTATAAAAGGAAAATTTTTAAAGTATTTTTCTGACATTAGTGATCTCCTACTCCGCCAGGATTAGTAGACAAATCGTTAAAAGTTCCACCTCCACCAAAATCTAATTGCGTTCTTGGCTCTACCTCTGTAACACTAAGAGTAATACTAATAGCAGTAGGGGCGCCTCCAGAATAAAAAGTTGGATGACCCGCTGGCGAATTATTAATAGCAAAACCTTTAATAACTGATTTTTTAAAAGGTGTTAAAAAGAAGTTAGGATAAAAATCAATAGTCACCTGTTCAGGAAATTTATATAATAGCTGTGCGGTATCTAAAGATGGGTGCATTTTAAGTCTTAGTGTATTAATAATATTATTAAGAGTAAATGATTCTTGTTTGTTTCTAGGTGAAAGATTCCAAGAAAATTCACCACCTCTTAATCCTACTCCATTAAATATTGTTGTTAAGTGGGGGTTGGGTATAGCACCAAATTGTTGTGCTATTACTGCATTTAAAGGATTACTATCTGTACCACGCCCGGTTAATGCGTACACTGCTTTCATAATATCAATTGCACTATATTCTCCGTTTAAGACGCGGTTAGCTTCATTCATAACTGTATTAGTAACAAGATCAACAGCGCCTTGAAATCCTCCAGTATCAAATGCATTAGTTATAGCACTAATTCCGTTTGGTAAATATTTTTGTATAAGCGATAATATATTACCTATTTCAACATCATTATAAGATATAGCATATGATTCTGGCAAACTGTTTGGAAGTGGTAAATATATAACACCTGTATTTTTTTCTTTTGCAACCGCAAGCGGATGCGCTCTCTCAGATTTTATAAAGTTAATAGCAGTCATATAATTTTGATTAAGATCAGCAGGAAAGATATACCCACTTATAGAAGATGAGCTGCTACCTGGCCTATTTGGAGAGTTTAGATCGGGCATTTTTTTACCTAAATAATTGTTATTATTCTATTTATAATGAATTAAAGATGTCCTATAAAGGTAAATTTAAACCTAAAAATCCTACTAAGTATAAAGGTGATCCTACAAACGTTACATATAGGAGTTTGTGGGAACTTAAACTTATGAGATATTTAGATGATCATCCAGATATTATTCAGTGGTCGAGTGAAGAAATAATTATACCATACAAGTCTCCTATAGATGGAAAGTTTCATAGATATTTTCCTGATTTTGTAGTTCGTAAGAGAGATAAAAACGGAAAGATTAGTACTATTATAATAGAAGTAAAACCTGATAAACAAACAAGACAACCTGAAGTAAAAGTTAAAAAAAATAAACAGTATATAAATGAGGTTATGACTTGGGGTATAAATCAAGCAAAATGGAAAGCTGCAATTGAATATTGTAAAGATAGAAACTGGACTTTTACTCTTATGACAGAAAAACATTTAGGAATTATTTAATGGCATCTATATTAACAGATTTATTAAATCAAGGCATCTCTAGAGGTATAATGCCTGCTAAAGAACAATTATCTCGAGATTGGTATAGAAATAAAGCCCGAGATGTAACAGGAGTTAACAGAAATACATTAACTGAAACCGGACAAGTATCTAAAGTGCTCCCTGGTATGATGCTTATGTTTTTTTATGATCCTAAAACTAAAGATAAGCTTCCTTATTATGATAGGTTTCCTCTAGTTTTTCCTATTGATGCAAACGCTACAGGATTTATAGGACTTAATCTTCATTACTTAGCACAACCTTTACGAGCTCAATTAATGGATGCATTGTATGGATTAGCAGATAAAAATATTACTGAGAGCTCTAGACTATCTATTTCTTATAATATATTAAAAGGATCTTCTAGATTTCAAGGATTTAAAGCTTGTTTAAAAAGATATCTCTATAAACAAGTAAAATCTAAATTTACACTAGTACCAGCAGATCAATGGGATATAGCTTTATTTCTTCCAACGGAAGATTTTGTTAAAGCGCCCCTAAATAAAGTACACTTAGAAACAACTAGAATGGTAAGTTAATGTTTAATATAAACGAAATTAGATCTACGGTTACAGGTCAAGGTGGCTTATTATTTTCATCACATTTTTTTGTAGTAATTAGAGCTCCTAAATGGGCTTTAAGTGGTAGTGATTCTCAAACTAGTGATACTAAAAATGTCTTACCATTCTTATGCTCTTCAGCAGAATTACCAGGTATATCAGTTACAACCAGTAATAATAGAAGACAGGGCATAGGTATAGTTGAGAAAAGACCTACTGATATTTCATTTAATCAAATTAATTTAAGTTTTATGGTTGATGGTAGAGGTTTAGTATTTAACTTCTTTCAGAAATGGATGCAGAATATAAACAATTTAAATACTGCTATGAGTCCTAATAATTCATATAACCAATTAAAAATAAATGAATTTGGTTATCCAGATGATTTTGAAACTACAGTAGATCTATATCATTTTAATTCAGCTGGAGATGAAATTTTAAAGTACACATTATATAATGCTTTCCCGGCTTCTATTAGTAATGTAGCGGTTGATTGGGATAGAACAGAAATTTTAAGATTGCCAGTATTTTTAAACTACAAATATTTTACTACAGAGGCATTTGATTATGGTTCAACTGCACCATATAGCTCACTATCTTTCTTAACTGCAGCTGAATTACTATATATTGACCCTAGAGTAGCAGCAGCTTATACATTCTCTAATATAGGGTTTCCTACGCAAATTCAAAACATTATAAACACAGTAGACAATTTTGCTGTTCCGTTATTAAATTTTCGTTAATTTTATGAGGTTATTATGGCTTTACCAAAAATAGAACATCCAACGTTTTTTATTACTTTACCTTCTAATAATATAGAAATTAAAATTAGACCTTTTACTGTTAAAGAAGAAAAACTTCTTTTAATAGCTAACTCATCAAAAGATGTAAAAGAAATATTTAATTCAATAAGACAAATTATAATTAATTGTGTTATGGATGATCAGTTTATAGTTGATGATTGTGCAATGATTGATATTGAATATATCTTTATTCAATTAAGAGCAAAATCCATTAATAACGTTATTGAAATTACAATTAAAGACAAAGAAGATGAAAAAGATTATAATATACAGATTAATCTTGATGATATAAAAGTAGATAGAGAAAAATTTAAAGATAATAAAATTATGTTATCTAATGTTGCAGGTGTAATATTAACATATCCAAGTTATAAAAATATTAAAGTTTTAGAAAAAATAAACAAAGATGTTAATGAAAAAACTTTAGCTGAGATTACATTTAAAGTATATGCAGGATGTATTGAGACTATATTTGATGATAATAATGTTTATACAAGAAAAGATTTTACAGAAGAAGAGGCTATTAATTTTTTAAATGATCTCTCATTAGATGCATTTAAAAAGATTCAAGAATTTTTTGAAGATGCACCTACATTAGAATATGATGTTAAATATATTAACTCTCTTGGTAATGAAAAAAGTGTTAAACTAAAAGGATTATCAGATTTTTTTATATAAGCACCGGCTATATGAGTATGTCGGTGCTGTATAAAACTAACTTTGCTTTAATGCAACATCATAAATATAGTTTAAATGATATTGAATCTATGTACCCTTTCGAGCGTGACCTTTATGTTGAATTACTATCAAGTTATTTAAAAGAGCAAGAAAACAAACAAAATAAAGAAAGCTAATAATGGCAAATCTAGCAAGTATAGCACGTGGTATTCAACAATCAACAGGACCTGCTTATGGTATTGGTGGAGCTGTTGCAGGTGCTATTGGAGGAGGTGCTTTAGGTTTAGGCAGAGGTATAGTTAATACTCTCATAACTAATCCAATTTCTAATGAACTTAACCGTTCTGGTTTAGGTGGTTTAAATCAACCTAATTTACGAGATATAAGCGGAGGCAGAGGTGATGGTATAATAGCCAGCAACCAGTTATTAGAAAACGGCATTAATAATATGTCAAGAGGTATAAACTTAATGAACAATTCAATAAGTTCATTAGTTGGATTTATATCTAAAATTAATGATACAATGACTGAAGGTTTGTTTGTTAATAAAGATACTTTAAAAGAAAATAAAACTACTAATAGAACATTAAAAAGTATTTTACAAGTACAGCAAGATTCTTTAGAAGCATTATTAAATTTAACCGGTAAGGGTAAAGGTGCTGAAGAGAAAAAAGAAGGCGGAGGATTTCTAGCGCCAATAATTGCTTTATTAGCAGGTTTGTTACCATTATTTGCTAAGTTTAAAGATATGCTTTTTGATATTGGTAGTTTTGGTAAAATATTAAAAGACATTTTAGGTGCAGGAGGGCTTGCTAGACTAGCTCCCTATCTTTTATCGCTAGGTACCGTATTAGCCAATCCAGTAGTGTTAGGAATAGGTGCGGCATTACTTGCAATTGCAGGCGCTATTTACCTTGCTAAGTTAGGATATGATAAGTTAAATAGTAAAGAATTTTATGAAGGTATGAGTGATGAAGATAAAGGTGCTGTTGGTGATGTAATGAAATTTATGACAGGTGGTGATGAAAAAGATATGCCGCCTGAGATGCTAGAACAATATAGGGCTACACAACGAAGATTAGCTCCATCACCCTTTGATATACCTAAATCAGATCAACAAATAAGTAAAGATCTTCAAAAAGAATATAATAAAGAAACTGGATATAATAGTGGTGCAATGCAACCTGTAGAAACGCCTACATATAACGGTCAATCAGAACCAACAAAAGTTACTACAGAAGAAAATTATACGCCACAAGAAATTTATGTGTCACCAGAAGAAGAAGTAAAAGACCTAATAATTAATAAACCAGCATACATTCCTAAAGATCCTAGAGAAAATGATTCTCAAAGTTTACACACATTAACAAATGAAGAAGCACAACAAGTATTAAAGAGATCTCGTGAATTAGGTAATACTGATCAAGTTACAGAATCACAATTACAGTCAATTGCCGATGAAATGTTTGGGCCGTCTAATTTAGGGCCCTTAGGTACCGTATTAGAAGAACTTGGTCAAAACAAAAGTAAAGATAATTTAGACAATATTAATAGAGATAGATCTTCTGCTGCACAACCTACTATTATTCCTATACCTATTCCTAGTGGCGGTAATCAGCAGACAAGTGCAGTGCGACCTGAACAAACAGGTAGAAGTGCATCGCCTGGTAGTGCTACTATTGCATTAAATAACTTTGAACTTGAAGGTAGACGAACTGGTATATTACCAGGACCATTTATTGGATAAAAAAAAGGGCCTTTCGGCCCTTTTTTATTCGTCGCTTGTAGCAAGTTTCTTAAAGAAGCTTAAATTATCATCTAATTCATCATCATTATCCTGCCAAGGAGCAGATACAGCTGGTGCAGACTTAATAATAGGTGCAGCAGCTTCTTCCTCAATATTCTTTGTAACATTAGCACGACCGGCATTTACTGCACGATCAAGCCGAGACTTAAGCTCATCATATGTTTTAAAGTTACTACGATCAAGGAACTTTTGAAGTAAGTGTTCAGACTTCCAGATCTTTTCAAGCTCATCATCATCCTCTGTAAGAGGACTTGGCTTATCAAACTCTGATTTATCATAGTTACGATAGCCTTCAACCTGACGAATCTTTAGCTTAAAGTTAGCACCTTCCCAAAGATCAAATGGGTTTAATGCAGTCTCATCAGAAAATTCTGGATTCATAGCTTCATTGAGCTTATCAAAAATCTTCTTACCATACTTGTAGAGGAAAACTTTACCGTCATTAGCAGGGTTAGAAGGATCCTTAACAATATAAACATTTGAGTAATAGCTCAAACGACGCTTTTGCTTACGTACAAGATCTTTATTTGATTCAATACCTGAATTCCAAAGTACAGTATTGTACTCAGAAACCGGATCTTTTTCATTAAGTGTTGTTAAAGATTTTTCAATATACCAACCACCCGGTCCTTGAAATCCGTGATCCCAAACACGAACAAAAGGAATATCTTCGCCTGAAGGCGCAGGAAGGAATCTAATAATTGCATATCCGTTGCCTGCTTTGTCTACTTCAGGTTTCCAAAAACGATTATCATCGTTTTCATTTTGTGGTGCATTATTAGAAAGTTTATTAAGTTCAGATGTAAGCTTTTCAAATTGATTATTACGATTGCTCTTAAGCTGTGATAGTGATGTTACCATTTGTATTCTCCGTATGTACGATGTATGAACGATATATTACTTAGTGTAAATTTCCACACTACATAATGTAGTATATTATATAGGTTATGAGAATTTATCAACTATTATTTTTTTAAACTTCTCTTTATTGTATTGAAGAAAAGGTTTATATTTAAGACACTTTGTTTTTAGAATAGGATATACATATGTGTCTTCAATATGTTTATCCCAGTATTTAAAACATCCTATTAAATCATCGATAATAATTAGCGTTTCAATACAAATTTCTTTATGCATATATTTTTTAATTAAAACTGGATAGTCTTTATTATATACTTTTATATTGTGGTCAAATACCAACTCAAGCTTATTTAAGTTATCAGTAAAAATATACTCTAAAGATTGTTTGCGCTTAAGCCAGTTATAATATAATTTTTCACATTCACTATCATTAGCAATATTGCCTATCCACTGGCCATCATTTTCAATAAAATTAGCAAGAAGATAATCTATAACATCTTTTCGCTTAGCTAATTTTTTAAAAAAATAATTATCTCGTCGTTGTTCAAACGAAATTTTACTGGCACTTACTTTGCCATTGTATTTAATAAAATCGTAATTAGGATTTGTAAAGTGCTGTTTAAGCGCTAGATAAGAAGTGTATACTTCAAACGGTGTCATATTATACTGGTAATTTTGCACTGCGTTCTAAAAGGTTAAGATCTTCACATTCAACTTGTAGTTTAGTTTTAATAATAACATTATTCTTAACTAAAGCTGCAACAGTCTCAACATCATAATTATTTTTTTCAATAAATAACATTAATGCATCAAAGTATTGTATATTTTTATCTTTAACTAATTTTTCAATTTCTTTGCTAAATTCACCAGGTGACTTAATAGAATTAACTTTCATTTATACTCCTGATAGTATCGCATATAATAATATATTATAGTATAATTTTTTATATAAGTCTACTGTTATTTGTCACCAATAGTCGTATTGCCTAGTATCTTATTAAGTATAGATTTCATATTTGTTTCTAATAAATCTAGCAATGGATAACAACCAAAACCAGCTACTAAAAGGCATCCATCTCTATATTCAAAATCTTTAGGTATAAAGCTACCTATCACATTACCTACAAAGAAACCTATTGCTATAGTAATAAAAATTATTGTAAAATTAGTTGATTTACCTTTAGTTTTTTGATAGAGAAGATTAACAAGAGCTCCAAACGCGCCGACAAGGCCACTCATCAAATACATTTTTAAACGATCAACGTCAAAAAAATCAAACATGTATTACTCCTAGTATATAATAGGTTGTATTAATAGATTACATAGTAGGAATTTTGCTACTAATTTTATTTATCTAATTATTATCTTTATATTTATAAAAAATCATTTTATCCGATATTAAAATAATTACTACTTTTTTATTCTTATAAGCATATTTTATACTGTTATCATGAAAAAAAAGTACTTCTCTAATATTATTAGGTACACATGAATTTATTGCACAAATTGCTGCTTTTATACTTTCTGTCCAATTAGGTCCGCTAGGTTTTCTTTTTGGACCTTCACAATGCCAAACAAATTGGCAAGCTTGATATACTACATTACAAATTGTTTTTGGATAATTTTTATGTTCAACTCTGTTAAGAGTGACAAACGCTACTGCGAGCTTTGTTTCGTATGATTCTGATCCTGCTTCATAGTATATGTTATATGCTAGGCAAGTAAATTGATCGGAAATTTTTTCTTTATATTGAGCAGGAAAAGATAACAAAAACATAGCGGCTAGCGCTATTAGAAATTTTTGCAATTATTTTACCTTATTTTGTTGAAAAGTGGGAGATTCTGTTTCTAAGCTCTCCCGGGCTCATGTTATGCAGCTAGTACGTAACTAGGGACATAGTTGTCGTTTGCATCTATGTTATTTAGCTTCTGTTTCGCCTCCATCATAATATATTAATTGTCACTTAGTATCAACAAAACTTTTAAGATCTTCTGCAAGCTGGACTATATCATCTTTTGT